AATGTGTGTCAAGTTCTCTTGCGGCTTTTTCTCTGCGGAGGATTTCAAGCTCTTCTTCCTGTGCATTTGTTTTCTGCTGATTGAAAAAGTTATTGCGTGCCTCTTCTGTTGTCACTCCGGCGGCAAGAGCCTTTTCCGCAAACAAATCCTTATCCTCTGTTACGGCTTTGAGGAGACCGTCAAGGTCATCGGGCTGTACATTGTACTTGTTTGCGATAAGGGCAAAAATCTGATTGCCGGTGCTTTCTCTTTTCTGCATATCTGAAATCTGCTTGTTTTTGGTTGACATTCTGTCCTTAAACAAAGACTGTGCTCTGTTCTGATACACATTTTTGAATTTACCTTTAATCAGCTTTTCAAACTCTTCTTCTAAGTTTTCTTCGTCGTCTGTGTCTGTGCTGTTGTTTTCGCCTTCTGCGTTATTGTTCTGATTCTGATTGCCGTTGCCGAAAGCCTTGTTATAATCGTCGATAAGGTCGTCACCTATGCCGATTCTCTCAGCTCTCTCTCTCGTTTCGCGGCTTATGTTGTTTTCGGTGATTGTGGCAACACCGCTCTCATCGTTTCCGTCTCCGCCGTCAGCTGCGCCTGCTGAGTCGCCGTCATGCAGATTTACGATAAGATCTATAAATTTGTCGTTCATAAGAACCTCCGTCTCGCGTCTATCCGCGGTGTCTCTCTCGTCTTTCCGAGGTGTCAGGCCTTAATGCAGTCCACTACTGCGACCTTATATTTTAATTATATCAATAGTAATTTTTCAAAAAAAGTTAAAACTCTTGTTGATTTTAAACTTTATTTCGGGTTGCCGTCTTCATAGTTAAGCTCTATTTCATCGGGATAATTCTTGGCGTAGAGTTCAAGCCCTGTCCATATTGCTTTTATGCCGTGACGGATTTCATCTGCATCGTAAATAAAAAATTCCGATTCCGTGTGACCGTTTTCATAGGTTTCTTTGAGTATGTCAATATCACATTCGTCCTGCATTTCACGCACATACTGCAAAAATGTAGAACATAACGCACTCACGGCAACACACACATCATGTGAGCCGTGTCCCTTACTCTCAAAATAAATACATCCTTCGATGTCAATCAATGTTACTTCAATCACATTGTTACCTCGCTTTTTGTTGCCTCGCTTTCTGTCTGTGGCGGTGTCTGCTGTGCGGTCTGTGCGTTTTCGCTCGGCATAGCATTCTGCACATCTGCCGCTGTTCTGCTTGCGTTCATTGCCTCAAGCATCTGCACTTTGTTTGAAAGTTCCTGCACCGCCTGTGCCAAGGTCTGATTCTGCTTGATTTTCTCAATTAGTTTTTCTTTGCCCTCAAATGTCATGCCGTCAAGCATGACGAGTGTAGCATCAGCTGCCTGCGGATTGAACGCTCCCATCTGAAACAGATTCATCATCATTTCGTTCTGTGCGGCAGTCGCAAACGGGCTTGCCTTTTGCGCCTTTACATCAATGTCGAAAATCGGCAGTCGTTCAAGTATGTTGCCGTCCTCATCTGTATAGTTTACCGTCTGTCCGTCTGTGTCTGTATAGGTCAACGGCTGTTTTCGAAGGTCTGTATTGTCAAACTCCTCATATGTAGTCTGATTGTTTTCACCCGTGATTCTGAAAATTCTCGGCAGATTATAGAACTGCCTCATCAGTTCAATTTCAAGCTGTGCAAGCTCCGTCATTGCTTCCTGTGCCAGCTTGTTGGAGTCTCTGCTTACCTTTCCGCCTGCTTCCTGCAATGCCGCAATTGCCGAACCGCTCGTAACACCTGCCGCACTCGCTCCGTTGCTTGCGTCATTAGTAGCAGAGGTTTCTTTGATTTCGTTCGACAATCTGTCGTACAAGCTCCACGCACCCGTGGCAAGCTCCTTTGACTCGACCGGTGCAATGTTCCCCTGTAACTGTCCGTTGACCTCAATAACCGTCTTGTCAAGGTCGGTCATATCGTCATTGTTCACTCCGACAGCTGTATTTGAGTAAATTCTCGGCTGTGAATTGACTTTTATGTTGACAAGCATATCGTGTTTGAGTTCGTCAAGCTGATTCTGTGGTGCTCTCACAACATCCATAAAGCCGAAGCCAACGGGAGTATCTCGCAGTCGAAACATCGGTTCAAGTACAAACGGATATTTGCCGTGGTCATAAATAGGCTTACCCTCATTTTCCGAAGAGTAGAGAATGTGTTCACCGACGAATTTACAGAGGTGCAGTTCGCCGTTTTTCTTGTAGTACCAGTCAATCAAGATGACTTTATCGCTTGACTTATTACTGTTGTCATATGTTTCATGCTCAACCAGTCCGAGAGAGGCAGTCGAAACGCTTTCAAGTTCAGGATATACCTTTCTGATTCCGTCCTCGTCATAATAGCGAGCAAAGAATACATTGGCACTGTCCTGTATGTTTTCAATGTGCGGCTCCCAAAAGAGATTGAGAATATCAACACGGCTGATAGCAATGTCACCCAGTCCGTTTTCTGCCGTCTTATCCCACAATACGGCATAACAACCGCAACCACCTACGAACTTATCAAGCTGCTCATCTGAGTAGGTTCTTATAAATCCGTTGCGTTTATGTATGCAAGGGATAACGCTGTTGAGTGTTTTTGCGGCCTGCTCATCATCCTGTGCTCTCGGCAGACAAATGATTTCGGGGTAGTTATCCATAGCGTCAGCGTGCTTGTTCATGATTACATTAAGGGCCTGAGCGCCTTTGCGTTTCGGTATAAGCACCTTTCGCGGTCTGCCTTTATCGTCCGTTTTAATCTGCGGTGCAGTCGCCTCTGTATATAGCAGATTATATTCTTTAAATGCCTGCTTAAACCTTTCGTCATACGGCTTTTTGCTGTCCTGATATTTGCGGAAGGTCTGCATAGCCTCGTGAATTTCGTCAAGTCCAATCGGCTTGCCGCTGCTCTCGTTCTCTTTTTCTGCCTGTTCGGTTGATTTCGGCTCTTCATCAGTCGTCTTATCACCTGTACCGTAAACATTGCTCAGCTTTGATTTCTCCGAGGTCAGAGCTGGATATGTAGTTTTAACCGGCATAATCATTCCGTTTTCATCTCGTTTAACTTTGCTCATTTTGGTAATCTCCTATCTGTAATATCGTGTCTGACTTAAATTCAGCGGGTCAAATGCCCTTGCATTTCTCAGCACAACTTCTTTCGGGGTAATAATTGAGGTCATCATTCCGTAACGGCTTTCATCGTAAATATGATCTTCGCCCTCGGTGTCAATATCTTCGGTGTCAATCTGCGAGTACACAAGGTTCGGAATTGTTCTGATGAAATTTGTGCAGGTATTAAAACACTGAAACATCGGATAACCTTCTTCATCAAACGCAAGCCGTGAATGAAACTGCATTTTTCCGGCAAGTCTTGCGTTGTCGCCCTTGTTCCAGAACACACCCAACTGTGCATGCGTTGCGGCTTGACTTTTGCCGCTGCCCTGTTCTGCGAATATAGCCGGATCCGCCACACCGTATATCTGTCTGCCCTTAATTTGAGGGTCATTGTTTTCAATTGCAAGGATTTCTTGTGCCACTTTTTCGATTGGCCAGCGTACACCTGTGTTCGGCTGATTCTTCTTGCAGCCGTATAATTCTCTGATTCGGTAAAATCTGCCGTCTTGGTCAACGGCAGTCCAGCCGACGGAAAACGGTCTTGTATAGCCCCAGTCGTATGAGCGGATAATTCGCCAGCTTTGCGGAATTTTGAACGGCTCAATAACATGTGTCCACCGTCTGTCCTTATAATGCTCTCGGTTGTCAATCCACTCAGTAAACACCTGTCCCTCAAAACTATCCCACGAGCCGTAGAGCAAGGCATTACGCTCCGCCTCGGGCAGCTGTGCAAGTCGCTTTACATAATCGGGGTCGTTGTTCATTAAGGCGTTGTTATCAAACACGCTTGCGGTAATAAAGACTTTACTGCTCCAATAATTTTTGGTACTGCCGTCAGGCATAATTACTTTGTCACTAAGCCATATAGTTTCTCCCGGAGTTCCGGCAGTCACAAAATACTGCTTAACCCAGCCGTGGCCAACACCGCCGGGGTTGGCAGTTGACCGCATATACACCTTAGTAGCCTTGCAGTTACCACGATTTCGTGATTTTAAGTAGCTGTATTCGTCAAATGTAAACTGCGTTAATTCGTCAAAACCTATGAAATCGTACTGCTGTCCTTGGTATTTATACTTTTCATTAGGTCAGTTTACAAGGAACTACA